CGGTTGACGCTGTCGCCGCAATCGCCGAAGTGAATGTTGTACGCTCGTAAATTCTTTCCATTGTCAATTTTCCCCTTTCTTATGCGCTAAAATCGCCGAGAATAACGAATGGTGAAATTGTGCTTCCGCCTGCACGCGGTGTAATTGCGCTGTCAAGCCATGGCATACCATCCACACGCTGTACGAAACGCCATGCCTTTTCATCAAACTTAAATTTAACGTGCATACTTTCTTCAATTGTCAATCGCTGACGGTCGCCAATTAGATAATATCTCATATCTGCCAGCATAATATCGCCGATAGAACCTTTTGCAGGTACTTTTTCGGTTACTACAACTGGGATTCCGTAAATTGTTGTTGGAAGTGCTGTACTGATGTTACCATTAAAGCCAGGCAACAAAATGTAATTGCTGTTTTCATCTTTAAGTTTGTAGATGTCTGGCAATACACTTTGATTGATAACCCATACTGGATTGCCACCGCGGCGATAGAATCTAGCAAGCATATTGACAAGGTCAACGGTTGTAACGCTTCCTGTTGTTCCGCGCGGTACTGTTACGGTTGCACCTGCATTGATGATACCCAACGGCTTGTTAACTCCATTGCCTGTTAAAAATGATACATCTTCCTCAAATGCGATTGTCTGGCTAAATACATCTGCCAAAAGCTGTCCCATCGAAACAATGGAATCATCAATTAATTCATCGGAGCTTTCAACATACCCGATTAATTTTTTAGCTTCAAGAGTGATTTGTTTGAATTTAGGATTGCTTTCTGTCTTTTCTGCCGCTTCGCCTGTCCAATATGCTGTGACTCCTCCAAACAATGAGCCACTTGCGTTGCTCGCCATGTTCAAAGCAGGAATTTTCATGATTGGGCTGTTCATTGGAATGACTCGCGCACCGTTCCGGCGAACTACAGTTTCTTCTAACTGTACTCTAAGAACTTCATTCATGAATTCATCTGGTACAAGATAACCGCCTAAATCGCCAGTGTTTTCAACTAAATTTTTACGTGTGAAGGCTTTTAATTCTGGGTCGCCATGTCGAACTTTAACCAAAAAATCTCCAAATGATTCTTTAGTCTTTTGGCTTGCAAATCCTGCTTTAGCTTGATTAGCTTGCAAGTTTGCTAGTTTTGTTTCAACTTCGGTTTGATACTTTGAGAACATTGCATCAACATCTTTTTGGTCGTTGTTTCGTGCATCAAGCATCTCCATAAATTTCACTTCAAGAGATTTCAAATCTTCTTTGCTGACGCCATTTTGAATTGCGTCCTGAATTGCTTTTTGAACTTCATTAATAGACATCATTCATCAACCTTTCAACTTTTTTATGATTTCCATTATCGTATTCGGCTCGATTTCTTCAGTGCCTATTGGCGGCTGATTGTCAAGTGATTTGATATATTCAATAACCATATCCATATTAGCATTTTTAACGTTTTCTAGCAAACTACGCATTTTCATAATCTTTGCTTTATCGTTTGCGGCGAATGTTACGGGACTGAACTCCCATAACCTTACTTCTTTAAGCATCCTAACTCTGCGATTTCCCATCATTTTATAATCATCTTTGACCACATCATAACCTATCGACATTTCAGTAATGACTCCATCTTTTATAAGTGTCATTGCTTTCTTGCCTGTATCGGTCATGCTTATTTTGGCTTTGACATATAAACCATTGTCATCTTCAATCATTTCTTTAGGGATTCCTATCGGCTCCGCGGCATCATGTTGCCATAACACTTTAATCCTTCCGCGGTTTTCTGCAATGGTTTTCTTAAATGCACCGCGCTCGATAATGTCATCGTATGCGTCAATATTGTTAAAAAAACTTGCGTAACCCTCGAATTCATTATCACTTAAAGCCTTCGTTTCAAATTTAATGGCCTTGAAATCCATTATGCATCATCTCCGTATCGTTTTTTGATTTCCTCATTCATTAACTTTTTCATATACTCCAATCCGCGCGAACCTACCATGTGCCATTTGATTTGTGCCATCACGCCAGCGGGTCGGAAATCTTCAAAGTGTCGTGCGCTCCACGCTTCCCGTAGTCTTATCGCTTCTTCTTGCCTTGGTGTTAGGTCATCGGTTGCAATGTCATTGGCTCTAATCTCCAATAGATGACGATATTGCTCATTGCCCAAAATATTCCCGCCCAACTTCCATACTTCTGGATATTTCTTATTAATCCTTGCGGCAAAGTCTATTGGAAATAATTCATATTTGCTATTCTGCAAGCTTACCGTTTCATCATCGCCTTGTTGTGGAAAATTTGTCATCTTTCTTATTCGTTCTATTATTTCTTTTAGCTGTGATTCTTCCATCATTTCATCTTCTTCGGTTTCTTCTTCGTAGTTTTCCCATTGTAATCTACAAACGGCAAAACGTTGCTCTAACTTTGTAAATTCTTCTATCATCACCGAATCGCCCATGCATCTGGTTAAAAAGTTTTCTTCATCTTCTGCTTGTGTTGGTCGTGGTAGTGGCATCGCATTCCCTCCTATGGCGTTTCCTCGTATAATCTTAATCTTAAATTGCCTTTAGTATTGCCGTCTGCTACAATTCGTTGAATTTTAATTAAATAATCTTCATTTTTTTTCGTGATAAACTCCCATGTATCCGCTAAATTCGAAGAACCGTTTGCCGTCTGTCCAACATCTGTTGTTCCCGCAATATAATAAACTTTTCTTATCGTGCCTTCTGATGTTATAACGCTGTTTGTATATAGATTCATACTGCAAATATTTGCAGAATTATGGTCGCTATTAAAAATTGTTACTGCTAATGGCGATGAGCTTTTCGCAACTACTGAATCAATAAATAACCATGCTTTAACCTCGTTTTTATCTGTAATGATTTCAAAGTCTTTAAGATGTATGTTATATTGACCTGTTTCAAGATGATAATAGGTTGATGCTGTGCCTGTTAGTGTAAATTCAATATCCACATCATAGCCGCGTTGGTCATGTATTTTTGAATGTTCAAATTCCATTGTTTTACGTGCGAATCCTCTTGTTTGAATGCTGTTATTCATTGGTGTTGAACTCATAAAACCACGCCTTTCATTCTCTTATTTCATCAAATCCTGTTCCGATTAATTGTTCCCATTTTTTCCCGACTCGAATACATTCATCATATAATCCAATCAACCCACCATATAATTTATCAATATCTGGCATACCGAAAGTATAACCAAACGGCTGTGACTTAAATATTTTATAATATTCTAGATATTTTCTTCCTACTTCATCTTCTTGTAATATCTCAATGTCATCTGCATCTAATTTATAAGCCATTTTAATTACTCCTTTTTTAATATGGTAATGGATTATTTTTTACATATTCAGTAATATCATTATAAATAATATCCATCGTTTTGAATGTTTCTGGCATTAATTCTCTAGTTATTTTTTTTGTTTCATCATTAAAGGCATATCGATATGCGCCATATTCTGCCCAAACTTCAGAACCTGCTACTGATAATCCTCTTTGTTTATAATAATCATCTGTATGACCCCATAAACCTAATTTGAATGGACTCATTCTCCCTTGTGTGATTCCGCCTAAAGCATCTGAATACGTTGCTATTTGGGCGGTATTTTGATAGTTTTTCTTTATAAAATAAATATGAGCTTTTTTAGCATCTGATGAAATTCTATCTAGATTTTTAATTGGCTTAAATGCTGTTCCTTTATCTTGATTGTATTCTTGAATAGCTTTATTAATTACATTGATAACATCTTTTTCTATTGATTCTTTAATTTTCAAGCCTGTTAATGTATTTAGATTTGTTATTTTCAATCCCCCTGCAATTCTTCCTGATGTTTCAACTGAGATTGGCGTTAAACTCATTATATCATCTAGTTGATGAAATTCTTCATGAAATTTTGTAGTGAATTCACCTTTTCTATTTGTTCCGATGGTTCTTTCTCTGAAGTTATTGCTTAAATTCATTACTACTTGTCTGCCTGCGCTTGTGTAATAAGCACCTGATGATTTACTGTCATAAATATTTTTTTCAACATGTGTTGATAATTTATCATATAATATCAAATCATCTTCATTAAATTTATCTATTATTTCTTTTAATTCTAATTCATAATCAGAAAAATCAGTCATTCCTTTGAATGAATTTTTATTTTTTTCTATGATATTATTTTTTAATTCTGTTGTTTTATCTATTATTACCGTTTGCGTTGGTTGAACAATCGCCGCATACTCATAACCAATCGCACATCTGCAATTTATAACCTCATTTGCAGGCAATGAAAAGTCGCCAGGGTACTGCCCATAATAACCACCAACATTAAAATTTTCATCTAATGCAATAGCAGGGTGATTAGCCATAGATAAATGACTTTCCCTTGTACTATCATCAAACGTAGGAATCCAAATCTTTTTCAACCTTGAAGATGTCTGCTTAGCTCCTGCCATGCTTCCATAATTAGAAGCACTAACAACTTCTGTTCTTGCAATTGTCCTACTTCTGTTAGGGATTATTTTTTCAAGGTATAAACCATCAATAGCCTTCTTCATCTGCGGAATTGATT